CTGTTATGCTCGTACTGCTATACATAACATCACCCTTATAATCATAAGCAACATACTCCATTGAGTTACCTTTTTGACCGTATTTTTTTATTCTCTCTCTCTTAGCTTTGATTGCTGTTACAGTCCTTTCAAGCATCTCAGCCAACTCAAAATCATCATAATCATCAAATAACTCAACATCTTCACTCGTGTACATAGTCATACGCATACATCTCCTTAATATCAATCCTCGCTCAAATCTCCTAAGAGCTTGTCAATAACAACTAAGGAATCATCAAGAATGTAACACAAAACAGTATCACCGTTTTGTAATTTATGTATGTATGATTTTTTAAGCACATCATCAACCAAAACAACTTCCTCAACAATGTTTTTTGTTAAGTGTTCAGAAATCAAAATATCTTCTTCCTCAAATTCTAAATCTCCAACACTTACGCAATTGTTGTTATAAGTGCCCAAAACCAACCCATTAGGGTTATTCCTGGCGCCTTCTATTCTCATTGTTTTGATAAGTTTTTCGTAAGCATTTATCATACTGTTACACCTTCTTGATTAATTCCCTACATATAATATGCAAAATTTTTTTACGTTATTTTTTAGGATTGAAATAAAGATTTATTGTTATTTGACTATGTATTTATTTATTATTTTTATACTGACTCCATTTTATTTTTTTCAACTAATTCCAAACTCATTGTGTGTATTCCGTTGGAAAAAGTGTGCGAGTCACTTGAAATATAAAATGTACCTGTTAACCCTACAGCAGGTTCTTTTATTTTAATTGATCGCCCTGCTATTGCGTTAACGTTGCCAATTGCTTCGATTGTTGCTTCTTCTGTTATTCCCACAAGTAAGGCTTTAGCTTCCTTATGAGCATTCTCGCCTTTTTTCTTTGTGTACACACCCTGGTAGGTGCCGTATTTATTGACTTGTTTAGCATTTTTTTCCTCACCCTTCTTCTTCTTTTTGCTATTTACTATTATTATTTTATTCACCATGTTGTCAGTGCTATCTGTATAACTTGCCTCTAAGATGTCTTGAGTTGAGTCTAATGTTATTCCAGAGCTTACATTTTTCTCGATTACAGACAGCTTTTTTCCTTCCATAATTGGCATATATTTTTTATTGTTTTTTGCTTTGGCTTTGCGGTATGCTCTTATAATTACGTCGTACATACTGCAACCATCACACACCATTTTTTTAATGTTAATCCCTGTTTTGGCTAAGCTTCCAACGCTCACGCCTACTTGCTTACATATGCTTTTAGTTATTTCCTCAGCGGTCTTTTTTTTATAGATTTTTGTTATTTGTGAACGTAACAAATAATGCATATAATCACGCGCGGTATATGATGCGGTACCGATTGCCGCACTCCTCTCTCTACTTGTAACAACACCAACAAATAATTTATTTTCATCGTCTGAGAGTGTTACAATATCGCCTAATTTTATGTTATAGGCTCCGAAATCTTTGTCATAAGGGTTACTAGGGAGCGTAAATGTTATTTCTCGGCTTGCCTGGTTATCAGTGCCCGACCATGTAACCGTTTCAAATTCAAGATTTTGTTTGTTATATGTTAACTTAATCATTAATATCACCCCTAATACAGCACTATGAGAGCATTACAGTATAACCAATAAGAGCATTTTTTTCTTTTTTCTTCGGATGCTTCTTTTTTGCTTTTTTTATAACTGACATATTGTTTTTTCTTATTTTCTTGTAATTCTTAGATGTTCCGAGTTGTTTCTTACATACCTTAGGCCAGGTGTCGCCCTTCTTCCATTTGTAGCCGCCTGTTTTCTTCGATTTTGTTAGGCGTGTTGTTTTGGTTTTAACATCAACAAATTCTTTAAATTCAATCGAATAAGTAACGTCTCTAACCCTCTCACTCTCACCGTGGGCAAAGCTCTCAATAGTCGCAAAAAAATTGATGTCGGTGCCTGTTATAATCAAATGTACTGTAATGTTATCTATCATTAATTTCTCGAGCGTCTTGCAATAGTAATCGTATGGAGCTTTTGGCTTACACCTGCAAAATTGATAATTCTGACAAGGAAAAAAACTACTAAAACTAATCGTTTTAAGTGCTCTCTTGCCTTTGAGATTTATTTCGCCTCTGTTATGTATATTTAAGCTTTGATTTTGTTGTGCTAAACCCTGCTCGAAACTACTCGGCAGGATTGGCAACCTAAATCCATCCGCGTCGTTATTCCATTTGATATAAATATCCATAATTAACACCTTCTTCATATAATATGCCCGGATTGTACCGGGCATTATATTGTTATTAGTACACATAGCCGATTTCTTCGGATGATAAATTTTGACTAACCTTCTCAAGCTTATCAGCGAGCTTTTGCGCGATTTTGTCAATATCAGCTTCCTCACGAACAACAATCTGATCTGCAAGTTTTGCAATTTTGATTGAGGTAGAGCGACCGCCCTTATTAGATTTCGCGCCGTCGCTGTATGCTTTTCTTACGCTTTCGTCATGTGGGTATACCCTCGAACCGCGTGGCAAATCTATAATTTCGCCGCCTCGCTCGTTAACTGAGGTAAGGCCACCCTGCCAATTGCTAGTACCCTTATACAATTGAGGTATTTCAGGGATTGGCAAAAAGCTCAAGCCCTTTTTAAGCTTTTGTGGGAGCTTATCAGCGAGCTTATTAACTCCACCAATAATGCCATTAAATGTTGTTATAATGCCGTTAATTGGTGCGGTAACAATCGCCTTTAAACCGCTAAATATACCGCTCACAATGTCTTTTAAGCCTTGCCAACATTTTTTCCAATTTCCTGTAAATACTCCGGTAAGAAATTTTATTAAACCATTGAAAACCTTAAGAATACTGCTTATAATTGTTGACGCTGTTTTTAAAAACAGTTTTATTTTTTTAACTGCCGTATCTACAGCGGCGCCAACTACTACCGCCAGGGCTTTTCTTACAACTTTTTGGTATGCCTTAAATACAGGGCTTACCACGTTGTACATTTCCTTAGCGATATCTCCGACCTTACCAAAAAACTTTGTTATAGCCTTTTTTAATGGTGCTAAAGCTTCTTTTAATTCAGCAAAATTCTTTTTTAAATTCTTCAATTGTTTTTGAATAGGTTTAATAAATGATTTTGCTGTTTTTGATTTTCCAAAAGCCTTAAAAAAGCCTGTTATCGAATTTTTAACCTCAATAACCTTCTTTTTGAAATTGCCAAACATTTCTTTTACTTTTTCAAAAAACGCTTTGATTTGCTTTTTGTATTTCTTACCAATCAGCACAGCCGCTACTATTGCGGCAACTACTGCGGCAATAATTAGCACAACCTTACCGCCTGGCATTGCAAGGGCTCCGAGTAGGCTCTTACCGCCTTTGATTGCTTTGCCAAATTTTCCAAATGTACTTATAGCACTGCCGACCGTGCTAACCATCTTACCGAATATCATTAACATCGGGCCAGCTACTGCAACAATAGCGGCAATCTTAACTATTGTTTCTTTTTGCTTTTTAGGCAATTTATCAAACTTATCTATTAGCTTTTGTAGTGCTTTCACGGCCTTCAAGGCGTATGGTGCAATAATGCGACCGAACGAAATGCCCAAAGCTTCCGTTTTTGATTTAAGCTCTGTTATTTTGCCTTTTAGGTTATCTGTTGCCGTTTTATACATTTTGTTAGCGGCGCCATTACTGTTATTAATAGCGTCGGTCAATTTATTGTAATCTTTTGGCGCGGCTCCGACGATTGCTAATAATCCCGCCATGCCGGTCTTACCTGCTAACATAGCCGCATAGCGTGCTTTTTCCGCGCCCTCTGCTCCGTATGCTCTTTTTGTAAGGTCTTCCGTAGCCTTGTCATACTGCTTTTGTGTCATCTTGCCGTTTTTTAGAGCGGTGTCCATCTTTGTCATTTGCTCGGTAAATTCCGCCTGTGGCATTTTAATTTTGCCAAATGCGCCCCTTAAATCATCCATGATTTGTTTGAGTGATTTCATTTTTCCGTGGCCATCGTCTAAGCTAAGCCCGAGCGCACTCATAGCGGCTTCAGCTTCCTTCGGCTGCTTAGCCATGTTAGTAAGTAAGCCCCTTAACGCTGTACCGCCCTGGCTTGATTTAATACCTGCATTAGCCATCAAGCCTAATGCGGTCGCTGTGTCCTCAATGCTGTAACCCATAGAGCCCGCAACGCTTGAAACATACTTAAAGCTCTCGCCCATCATCGAAACGTTGGTATTAGCGTTATTAGAGGCGGCGGCCAAAACATCAACAAAACGCGTTGTATTGCTAACCTCTTTTTTAACGCCATCTTTAAGCACTGTACTCGTGCCACTTGCCGACATTCCGAACGCTGTCATTGCGTCGGTAACGATATCCGAGGTTGTTGCTAAATCCTCACCGCTTGCGCCTGCCAGATACATAATGCCATCTATACCGCTAAGCATATCCTTTGTTTTCCATCCTGCCATAGCCATGTAGCTAAATGCCTCACTTGCCTCAGTTGCGCTAAATTTTGTTTTAGCTCCCATTTCTTCGGCTTTCTTACTGAGTTTCTTCATTTCGCCACCGGTTGCGCCTGAGATTGCCGCAACCTTATCCATACCCTCTTCGAAATCTGCGGCTACTTTAAGGGCGGCGGCTCCTGCTCCTACTATTGGCACGGTTAGTCTTTTGGTCATTGTACTGCCCACGCTTGTAATCTTTTTGCCGGTGCGCTGTACCTGCTTGCCGTAGCGCTCCCACTGTTTGGAGCTGTCTGCAAGTTTAGAGGTTGCAACGCCTAATTTTCCAGTCATTTGATCTTTAAGTCTCAAAGTCACATCTATAATTTTGTTTTTAGCCATTGCCCTCACCCCTCTCTATTTTTGGTATTAGGCTGTTTTGGTCGCTCCGCTCCAACGCTTATAATTTAAGTGTCAAATGAGTTATTAAGCTCCTCAACAGCCTTGTTTTTACTCTCAATTTCAAATTCCATGAACGCTTTTGTTATTACAAATTCGCCGTGTTCAAGATTATAAGAGACGCTTGGTAATATATTTTTGTAACGAAATAACAAATACATTAGATTTACTTTTGCGTCTCTCTCAATTAGTTTTTTATGTCTTCAACTTCCTCTTCCACGTCGTCGGTATAGCCACTAATTTCCGTGATTGCGTCGGCTATAGTGTTGATTTCGCTTCCAAATAAAATTTCAGCAAGGTCTACAGCCCTTTCAACGCCAAAATGCTCTTGTAATTTCTTATCTTTGAGATTTGGCTCCTCAACGCCCTCAGTAACGATTATGAGCTTAGTATCGAAAAATTTAGAGTAATCAACATCACCGTTGCTCTTAATGTGTCGAGTGCTCAAATCATTAAATCTTCTTGGCTTAATCTCTCTAATTGTTATCTCAACAGGCTCTTCCGCCCCGATTATTCTCGCTAATTTATTTGACTTGATTTTTTTAGTTGCATATTCCTTTGTTTTGCTTGCGTCTGCTTTCATTAATTCATCTACAATATTCATGATAATTCTCCTTTCAAATATCCTTTCGCTCGTCATCCTCGCGAATTTTTGAACTTAGTTCAAAAGATTAATAATATTATTAAGTTGTCTTATTAAATAAGAGGGGATATATTTCAATCCCCTCTTAAATTCTTAACCCTCGATTACATCAAGAAAATCCCAACCGGTGAAGGTAAAAGGTACGCTCTCTTCAGCGAGCTTCTTAACTTCCCAATCCGCAAGAGTAAGCTCATCAAAGGTCACGCCTGTAATCTTAACGCGCTCAACTCCCAAAGCGTCAGGGTCTGCGAGCTTAGAGATTATAGTACATACAGGTGTTTTTCCCTTTTTGATTGAGTCACTAAGCTTTTTAGCAAAGTAAGAAGTAACCTTATTAAGTTTGATTGTTCCTTTGCCCTCAATTCCTGTTACTTTTTGACCTTTGGCTAATGTTCCCGCCTGGTTAACCTCAGTTTTTTCGAGTGTAACTTTAGCCTCAAGGCCAGTAGTCTCGGCCATATAATCATCATCAATCCATAACTCGCCATAAGTACCATTGATGACTTTTTCAGGTGCGTATGATTTCATTTTTATCACTCCAATCTATAATTATATTGCAATGTTAAGCGTTACATCTTCGATAGCATCTAAGATGTGTACTGTAGCCGTGAGGTATACGTTGCTACCGGTGTCAGCTACCTTAATCTCATCGTCGCTCATATTGTCAACATCAACGCCCTTGCCTCTCAAATAAGCTTTGTTGGCGTCAATATCTATGCCGATTGTGTATGAGCTAAGCACATCATCATTAACAAGGCTTTCAAAATAGTTGCCAACGGCGGAAATAAGTAAGCACTTGTTATCATAAGTGTTTGGATATTTTCCAATGTAATTATCTTCGATACTCTTTTTGAGATCGTCATTGATAATATCCATAGTCTCAACGATTTTGATCTTTTGGAATTGTGTGTTTTTCTCGTCGGTCAAGGTTGTAAGGCTGTTAACAGCGCGGCCGATTTTGACCTTCTCACCATCGAACCAAACAATAAGCTTGCCCGCGTCAACAGCAGCGTCCATATCAGCCTTAGAAAGCCTTGTACAGTCAGTAGCCTCAACTAATGGCGCATAAGTTGCCGAAATCTCAAGCGGTGTGCCTGCAAGTATTCCCGCAATACGTGCGCAATACTGTTCGGTGGTATATACAGCCGAATCAACATATACCGCGCTAGTTGCATAATTAACAACTCCCTCGGTGTCTGCTACGGTGTTAGGTAATACCGCCTTAATTAACTTACCTGCCTCACGCTCTGTTTTGACATAGTTAACAAGCTCGGCCGTAACCGCGTCAGTTGTTGCGGTAGGTGCTACAAGGTAATCAAATTTGACCGTTTTGAAATAGTTCAAGGCGCTAGTGTAATCAGCGGTCTCGCCTGCTTCTGGCTCTGCAATTACGTACACAATTACCTGCTTAGGTGCGTGCACATAACCCATAAGCGCAAGCTTAATCTGTTCCTTATTTACGGCGCTAAGTGCGTCCGGAATGTCGGTCACGCTTGTAACCTTAATAGGGTTGGTAACACTCGCCTCGTCCTTAAGTATCATTGCTACAATTCCGCGCTCGCCTCGCTTAATAACGCTTGCGGCAAGTTCGGAAAAATTAATGTTAATGCTTGGCATTCCCATAGTTTTATTCCTCCTTAATAAGTAATAATTTATTTGTTTCAGGTTTCATTTATATGTTAATTCTCATTAGAGAAATTACATTCAACATTAGTAATTAATGGCTTTGTTTCTGGCTCTCTGATTTTGTTGTAGTATTCCATTGTTATAGTAACCTGCAAAATATTGTCATTTTTGCCCTCAAAATCATAATCATAATCAGTACATTTTATTCGGCGGTCATTACAAGCAAAATCTAAGCCAAATAATTCTCTTATCGTTTCAACAAATATCAGACAATCCTCTTCGCTAATAATGTCTTGAAATAGCAATATATCAACATTAATCAAATTTTTATTGGTATTATAATTAATATGAGTTGCTTCAAGAGGTCTAACCGAGGTAATAATAGCAGGCCTTTCAAGGCTTTCAATTTTATCTATACTGTAATAATTATGGTTAGGATATTTTGTTTTAAGTAGCGTTATAATTGCTTTTTTTAAGTCTATTAAAGTAATCATAATTACAGCCCTGCCT